TTGGGAGATAGTTGCGGACTCTGCCGAACCCAAGAGCATCGAGGAAATCTATCGTCTTGGCTTTAACATCAAGCCGGCAGAGAAAGGCCCCGATTCGGTCAGGAACGGCATAGACATCCTGAAACGCTACAAGTTGCAGGTAACCAAGGACTCGACCAACCTCATCAAGGAACTGCGGTCCTACACTTGGGCTACGGATAAGGAGGGCAAGAACACGGGGGTCCCGATTGATTCCTTCAACCACGCCTGCGATGCGATGCGGTATGTGGCACTTAACAAATTGAGGGTTAGCAACTCAGGGAAGTATGTTGTGGTGTAACTTTGCAGTACTAAACCCCTAAACAATGACACAGGAACAAATCAGACGATTAAAGCAATGGAATGTTGAAATCATATTCTTTGACCGAGGATGCCTTGTCAAGGTGGGATGCAAGTCATTTGCCTCTGAGAGCATTGAGGAAGCGATGGCAGAACTTGTGGCATACACCAAAGACCCGATTGGAGTTGGCAAGAAGTATGCGCCAGAGGAGTTTATTGAATTTACAAGTGCAACAAGTGCAAGGTTCAATGATGAACAAGGAACAAATCCTTGACCTGCTAATCGAAATCGGCAAGACGCTTGCAGCCGTTTTCTTCATCCTCACCCTTCTAACCCTCCTTTGGACCTTATGAAAGTCGTTCACTACTACCACATCTACTGCGGAGGCAACTGGCAGTTAATACTCAACCAGCATATGATGGCGGTTTGCAATTACGGCCTCATCAATGTCTTGGACGAAATCCGTGTCGGCATCGTCGGACCACCCGAACAACGCAAGGCGGTCAAGGAGGTGCTGGAAAACTCGATGATAGCCGATAAGGTCAAAGTCGTGGTTACCCGGACCAACGCTTGGGAGCAGGCGACCCTGACCGAGATGTACCGGGCAAGTCAAGAAGAAGAAGCCGTGTACATGTACGCCCACACCAAGGGGGCAAGCGACCCGTCCCTCATCAACCAACTTTGGAATCGCAGCATGACCTTCTTCAACGTCGTGGCTTGGGAGCGATGCTTGCAACTGCTGGAAGGCGTGGATGCGGTGGGATGCCATTGGATTACAAAAGAACAATTCCCTCACATGGCTGACCACAACAACCCCGAAGGCTACCCCTATTTTGGGGGGACCTATTGGTGGGCCAAGTCGTCCCACATCAAGGAACTGGGTGAGCCGGAACGCAAGCAACGCTGGCAGGCCGAGCATTGGATAGGGAAGAAACCCGACACCAAGGTCCACGACTCCAACCCCGGATGGCCGGGTCCCGAAAAGTTTGTAATCACGTTTTAGCATGAAGGTCCCTATCCTCATTACCAACTTTAATCTTTTCACTTGGCCCAAGGCAATGGTCAAGGAACTGCAACGGATGAAGGAATGCGGTCCCATCATCATCATTGACAACGGTTCAACTTACGGCCCTACCTTGGAGTGGTACGAATCGCTCAAAGGTAACGAGGACGTTTCGGTGGTCCGTACCGGGCAGAACTTGGGACATCTTGTGGCATGGAGACTCGGCATTGACAAACGCATCAAAGCCGACTTTGGCTACCCCGATTACATCGTAACCGACCCCGACCTCGACCTTTCGGGATGCCCTGACGACACCATCGTTCGAATGCGTGAACTTTGGTACGATTCACCTTCCTACCCTTACATCTATCGGGACGAAGAAGCCAAGGACTTCAATGGGGTGCAGTTCAACGTCAAGGACAAAATTGGCCTCGGCATTCGTGTTGACGACGTTCCCGAAAACGCCCTATTCTTCCAACCTGCTGAACATCGCTACCACAAGCAGCCGACCTATGGCAACCTTCGCTTGGCTCCAGTTGATACGACCTTCGCCTTCTACCATGCCGACACCTACCAAGTATGCATTAGCGGTGCGAGGACTTTGGCCCCCTATGAGGTGAGGCATCTGCCCTACTACATCACGCCCGTTGAGATGAACTCGGACTGGGAGTTTCGGCAGTACCTTGACAAAGCAAACCACTCCAGCACGGCCAAGAAGATAGCCGATGGACTTCAAATCGGATAATATGCCCTACTCACACCCATTCCACAAGGACTTTGTTGGCAACCATATCCGATCGGTTCTAACTGAATCCGACCGGGTGCTTGACATTGGATGCGGTTGCGGAACTTACGCCCTGCTGCTTCCCGAAATCAAGATGGACGGCATCGAGATTCACGAGCCGTATGTCAACCGATTCGGTTTGCAGGACCTTTACCAAACCCTGCATATTGGGGATATTCGTGAGTTCGATTTTTCGGCCTACACCTACCTGATTATGGGCGATGTTTTTGAGCATTTAACCTTTAACGAGGCGAGGGACCTGCTTACCCGAATGAATGGCAAGAGGGTCATGATTGCCGTGCCTTATATGTACAGGCAGGGCGAATGGGAAGGGAATGTGTACGAAACGCATTGGCAACCCGACCTGACCCCCGAAGTAATGGCGTTGAGATACCCCGAACTGAAATTGCTCGTTGGGGATGCGGTGTACGGCTACTACATAAACTACTGACCTATGAAACTCCAAGACCTGACCATCGACCAGTTCCAACGCATCGGAGCCATTGAGTTCTCCAGCGTCCTTGGGGACTACGACAAGCGTGCAGGAGTCGTCGCAATCGTTGAGGGGGTCGATATATCAATCGTGAGGGAAATGCCCGCCAAGAGCGTCCTAAAGCGTTACAAGACCATTATCAGCGAGTGGAACGCATTGCCTGCCCTTGGGTATAAGCGAAAGTTCAAAGCCGGGGGCAAGTGGTGGATTCCTACCGTGTTCACGGACGAGTTGACCGCTGGGCAGTTGATAGAACTCATGGACGCAAACACCACGGACGAGAAGCAGTTGTTGCAGAACCTCCACCGAATCATGGCGACCTTGTGCAGGGATGGCGGTCTATTCGGATTATTTCCGAAAAAGTACGACGGGGCTGCCCATGCCGAGCGAGCCGAACTAATGAAGAAGCACGCCAAGGTCGGGGACGTTTGGGGGGTTGTCAGTTTTTTTTTGCTAAGTTCAGAATCCTACTTGAAAGTTTTGAGCGACTATTCCAAGCACCTGATGAAGACGGCAGGGGAGTTGACGTAAGCCCTCTTGCTGGGTACGGTTGGCTCATGGTCGTCTGGCGGATGGCCAACAAGGACGTTCTCAAGTTTGATGCCATCTTCGCGATGAAGGCGGTGGAGTTCTTGAATTACGCCCTGCTGATTCACGACATCTTGGAAGCAGAGAGGATGGAGGCGGAGCGAGCGAGGCGCAGATAGACACATTCCAGCACGGGGGACATTTACCCGTATGGAAACAACCATACTTGCGAATGGCCAACCCGTAGGCAAGTTCGGCAGCGGTTCGATGAAAGGCATCGACCAAACCGCTTTGGAGGGGATTGGTTCAGTCCTCGGCCCCAAGGGTGGAGGCAAGTCGCCAACCCACGACGTGCTGGTCAAGTGGATTGAACGGGTCATTGAACTTGCGAAGAAAAACCTCGAAGCAGCCAACGCAAATGCAGGGGGAACGCTATCCGCATCCATCGCCCCCGAAGACATCGAACTATCCGCAAAGCAAATCGTCGTGGCCATCATGGCCAACCCCTATTGGAAGTATGTGGACCAAGGGGTGCGAGGCAAAACGTCAAGCCTAAAGGCTCCGAGGTCGCCATTCCAATACAGGGACAAGTACCCACCTGCCCAAGCAATGGCCGATTGGATAGCCAACAAGGAAAAACCCGTTGTGCCAACCTATTCCCGTGAACTCAAGCGGATGCGGACGAAGCAGGAGCAGGGATTGGTGGATGGTAGGTCGGTTGCCTATTGGGTATTCCAACGAGGAACACGGGCCACGAACTTCATGTCTAACGCCCTATCCCCCGAAATGATAGACGTTTTGGTGAACACCATCGCTGAAACCCTTGGCAAATCCATAAGCGTAGCAACCAAACTATAAAATGGCAACAACCGTCCTTTCCGGGTCG